ACTTTATCAAAAATGTTGGTACAAACTAACTTAAGATTGTGCAATTGTTCAGCATTTGGTATGTTACCAATGCGCAATGCATTCGCTTGGTTGCTATAAGTTACCTCTTTATAGCTGACGTATTTACTTATCTTTTCCATCGGTCATTGCATCGGTTATGTCCTCTGATTTTCTACCTATGATTGTCTTTATCTTACTCCACAAATCTTTACCAGTTACTGCCTCAATTGATTCAATGATTGATTTGAATTCAATGATGGCAATCACTGTGGCTATCAACTTTGTTATGGGTATCAGTTGCTCAATTATGTAGGTCTCAATTAAGAATCCGCTTACGATTGCAATTTGATACAACATCATTTTTGTGATGGTATCACTCATTCTTCTTGAGCGAATGCGCTGCCCTAATTTAATAGCTTTCCACAACCCCACAACCATATCCATTGCCACCAAAAAACCAATGGTTATCATCAGTTCTTTGATTGGTAAAAACACGGTTGCAATTCCCAATAACCACAATTTCACCTTCATCTTTTCTCCTGCTTTTTGAGATATTGTTTCAATAACTTTTCGTATTCCTTCCTCTTTAATACGATGGAGGGAGAAAGTCTTTTATTGACCACTTGTTGCGCCATTCTTTATATGAATTCGTTATTAAAAAGTTGCTCTTGCCGTATGGATTTCTATCAGGGAAAATGTTGTTATCTGTATTGTTGGTGTATTCAGGGAACAACGTTGAATTAAAACACAAATAATCAACCATTCGTTTAGTGTACCATCTCGCATTCTGCCTTGCAGATTCCTTCAATGATTCCATCTCGCTCTTTGTAACTGGAGTTGTATCTTCACTTTGTCTGCTCACCAAGTTACCATTATCGTGCTTGTACAAAAGTGATGGATAAAGTTCCACCATTGTCCACCACAACACCACCTTTAACACGTATTCATTGAGCAATGTTTCATAGTCACCACTTAACGTGCCACCTGCAACATCAGATTTCAATTTTACAGTCAAATTTGTACCCAAAAAGTTGGTCAAATACTTATCTTGTGCTAAATAAATTGCAGGTCTGATGAGATTCGGATCAACTGCATCTGTTAACGGAGTGAACTTCTTTATATAATCCTCATTGATGAGTAATATTTCTTGTGGTATTGGCATCTTTCTTAATTTTTATTTGTTTCCGAAACGTGGATTTGTGGGTAAAAATCCGTTGTATGGCATATCAATAGGTTTGCGTTCTACTAAATAGTTATTGCGGACTTTATAGCCTGCCTTTTCAGCTTTTGCCCAAGCTTGTGTACGTACATTTGGGTTATTCAAATCCAATCCAAATCCTTTTGCACTAATGTACAATTGCTTGCTCCACCAATGGCCACAGTTGCCCCCCCCCTTGAATAACCAGCAACTATACGTATCAGCCCCATTCGGTCCCCATCCTGGGTTAACTGCCTTATTGCCCATTGCCATTATATCTTCCTTTCTGTATAGCTTGTCAGCTTGTAGCATTTTAGTACAAAAAGGTCTTGTCACATCCGTTATCTGACCACTATAACGATAGCGTGTGTAATACTTTCTTTCGTCAATTGTTTTGTCCTGCTCACTTGTCGCATTTGGCTTGGCAGTACCTGTGCTTACTTGATGAATTTCAACGGCATCAAAGATGTGTGAGATGGCTTCATTTTCGCTATCATCTTCTGCATAGTCAACATCGTACTCATCAATTAAAATCCAATCTTCATTTGGCTCTTCACCTAATTGAATTAACTCTTCAGCTATTGCATCCAAATCAATTTGCTCACGCTCTACAATTCTCGCTGCCCAATCTCTTCCTGCATCACCTCCCCACAATTGCCAAGCTACTCTTCCTGCAGTTGGGAATCCCTCTTCACCATCCTCCCATCCAATAGCTTCTTTGTCTACCTCGTGACGAGAAAAGTAAGAGTTCATTCTCTTTACTGTATCAAAAGACAAATTCCTTTTATTGCTGATATCCCTTGCACGTGCAACCCCTACTTCAGTTCCTCCCCTTCCATATTCCTCTCTCCACTTTAATCCAAGTTCTGCCTCTCTTGCCATCTCATCAGTTGGCTCATAGCTTTCTTCTGCTTGAGATACGTGCGAGTGTTCGCACTTAACTTTTTTTTTTTGAACTACTTGAGTAGGATCAATAACTACATTAGAAAGGTTATCAAAAATGTTGTTGATTTCAACATCTCCAAGCATCGGAAATGCTGCCTTTGTAATTGCCTTTGCAGATGGTATAGTTAACACATTCGCAGTTGTCTGTACAATGATTTCAAGGAGTGATGCTATCTGCGCTCCATTCAACGCTTGGCTTGCAACATCAACACTTGCAGTTGTTGTACCGGTATCACTTACTTGCTCATCAGTAAGTAAATCATTTTGAACTATTGTACAATTCGCAACCACTCCAAATGATGCAAGAAGTGTTTCAGTTGCATCTGTAATAAGTCTTTGAAATGGATCAATTACTTGACGTGAAAATATGCGTAATGCAGTTTTCATTTCATCAGTATTTGAACCCAATCCCCCACCATCTCTCACACCAAAAAGCAAAGGTGATGTTACACGGTGACTCACTAAAATGCTTTCTATTGATTGGTCAACTAACGTGGTGAATTGCTTATCCATATCCGCTACAGGGAACGGAGTGAACTCAACACCTCTATCTCTTTCTTCGTTGAAAAACGTTAAGACCTTACCAGCGTTCTCTGCACCTTGAATTGATGCAGTAAGCTGATTCTTTATCATATGTTGTTCTTCGAGTGAAGGGATGCCGTTGTTGAAAGATGCAATAAGTGAAGGAAAGAATCCGTTAAGAATCAAGTTAACTTGATATTCGCTCAACTGCCTCATCTTTTCTATCTCATTTATCGCACCAACGTAATCAGGCTTCGGATAATATTCGCTTCCAACCATCATATGGTGTACGAATAGAACTTGTTTAGGCAATGCATCTTTATGCTCCTCATTAAACATCGCAATGTAACGAGGTTCGTTTTTCTTTTTACGAATGTTTGACCAATCTCTTGAATACCAAATACCAGTTATGGAATCATCTTCATCACTACAAGCCAAACGGCAATTTTCAAATGGCAAGTGGTTCACTTGTGCGATGGTGCTTCTATCCATTGACCATATTACCTCCCAATAAAAACCACCGTGCAACTTCAAATCTAAGGCAGTCGCATTGACTATCTTGTCAATTGACAATCTTTTGATTTCGCTTACCGCTTGTGGGGTTGATGCAGTCATCTCACGTCCTGCAATCATATAAGATATCGAGTTAACGAGCGCGCCGTGTATGGGTGACTCGTTATATAATTCAATCAAGTATTGTGGGAAGGAATTTCCTTCACCATAGTTAACCCATCCCTTTCTATCCTCGTTTTCAATAGGCGCAATCTTGACGTATTTCGCCATCTCTATCTGAGTAGCACCTACTCTTTGTTTTATTTCGTCTATTAGATTAGCCATTGTATTCTATATCGTTTGGGATGGTTAGTGTTGGTTGGTCAAAGTATTGAGTCAGCGTAGTGAATTCAATATAGCCACGCTTAATTTCTCCAACCACATCGCTATCAGTAGGATCAAGGTTGCTATTCGAATTTTGACCGTATATAACGTAATTGTAACGGCCTCCATCAACAATGAGAATGCTACCATTAATCGCATCATCAGCATTTGTACTAATTGATAACTCGGTAATTCTTTCATTTGTGCTTATTAGCGTTGGAATAACCGCAAATATTTCTAATGTAATTTCGTTTTGAATCACAAGTAAGTAATCCGTGAACGAAGGTAAAAGCAAAAACCCCTCCTCTAAAGAGAGAAGGAGGGTTTGCGAGGCGGTATTGGTTTGCAAGTAATTCATTTACTTACAAATATAATTAAATTGTAGGTGCTACAACTGTGATAGTTCCAAAGTTATCGAAAGGATCATTGCTATAAGATTCCAATCGGTAAGCCTTTGATTTTTCTTCAGCAGTAAAAGTGATAGTGTAGCCATTCAAGTCACCTTTAGCAACTCCAGTAGCAGTTGATGCAGCAGTAACTTCAGCGCCATCCATTCTACCTACCATCCAAATGTTATCGTTGTTATCTTGTACAAAAACAACAAGGCGATTTTTACCAATTAAATCAAGTTGCTTTCTACGTGCAGCAGTCAACTTAAAGAAAGTAGAAGTTACCGTTTGTGTATAGAAAATTGTACCGTTTTCAACAGATGAAGCTACCTCCTCGGTGAAGCTACCAGTGTGCTTTGGTAAAGTGTATTTGTAGATGGATGCAGTAGGCAAACCATCAACCTCCTCACTTGTCGCATCAATAGTCACACCACTTAAAAAGTCAGCGTGTTGTTGCAAGTAGATTGCTTTGATTCCACCAATTGAATCTTTACAATCCAATGCGAATCCTGCAGTTAATTCACAAGCCATATTATTATATTTTTATTATTAGTTAAAATAAAGGGAAGGCAGACCTAACCACCTTCCCCTTTACTTGTGGTTATTATTAGTCGATGTAACCGATAGCAACATCCGAACCGAAACCTACGGCAGTACCTACACGGAACTTCATAGCCATACGTACGTTATCAGAACCATCAGTCAATGACATATCGATAGTCTTAACTTCAGCAAAGTCAGAGTTAGCATCTACACCTACAAACAAATTGTCAGGACGAGAAACAATTACAGTACCTGTGCTGATACCAGGACATACATAGATATCATAACCATCGATTTGCATATTGAATTCTTTGTATGCATTGTATTCAAATGAATAACCCAACAAAGCAATAGCTTGGCGATAGTATTGAGCAGTTTGGCGGTTAACGTAAACTTTTACGTTAGGATCTCCAACCAATGCAGCAGGCATTAAAGCTAATACTGATTGAATGTTAGCAATAACAGTAGTGGCATCCATTGTTCCCCAAGATGTTTCCAAAGTGGAAGCAGCTTTTATTTTCTTTTCAAGACCATCAAATGCATCATAAGTTCCTGCGGTATCACCTTGCCAAATTGTATACTCGATATTTTCAGCAACTTTAGAAGCAGCATATCCCAAAAGGAAATCGTTAAAGTTAGCAGGAACAACATCATTGATGAATCCACGACCAGTTTGAGCAGCTTCCCAATCTTTAGCGAACTCAGTTTTACAAACTTGCAAGTTAACTTTCAAGTCAGTTACAGTCAAGATTGATTCAGTCAAGTTCAAAGTAGTATCATCTTCGAAATCACAAGCCCAACTCTTAACGATGTTGTCACTTGCTAATTTCTTCATAACTGCTTTGTACTTCACACCTTCTTTAAGTGTAACGTAATTTTTTGCCAATGTATCACCTGACAAAAGTGCTGCGTGAATGTATGGTAAAGCTAATTCACCAGCGTAAGTTGTTGGATTGATTGAAATAGACATTTCTTCTTTTTTTATTATTTATTATTATTTCTTTGATATTAATGAATAGGCTCTTTCTCTGCCAGTCATTGCTCTAAATGGAACTTCCGCGCTTTGCTTTTGTGCAACTGGATTAGCCTTCTTTGTGCTTTCAACTGCGGGTTGCTTGCTCATCTTTTCGATGGTAGATGAAAGGGTTTCTTTCTCTGCATTCAATGCGGCAATCTTAGCTTCAAAAGCTTCAACCAATGAATTGATAGTGCTTTCAAATTCTTCTTTGCTTACACCTTCAAAGGCTGCTTGCTTTTCTTCTTCGATTTCGATTTCAACCTTTGGCTCTTCTTCCATTGGTTCTTTAACCTCAGTGATTACACCACCTGCAACCACGATTATTTTACCTTCGGCAGTTGTGTGTTCTCCATCAGGTGCAGGTACCGGATTGCCGTCACCATCCATAATGAAAAGTTCACTACCTACTTTGAATTCAGCATCTGGGCTATACACCTCTGTGCCATCAGCTAAAACGGCCATCGCCATCTGAGCTTCTTTTGTGATTTCCCCTTCAGCTGACAACTGAATACCAAAGGCCTTCAATCTGTCTGCATATTTGGAAACGATTTCACTTACTTTGTTCATATCTATGTTTTACTTTTTCTTTACTTAAGTAGCAAAACACCTACTTTTGTTCCGTTGTAATGTGTTTTTTTAGTTTGTTTAAGTTCGGTTTCACAAGAAAGGCCCCCAAACGTGGAGGCCTTTTTTGTCGGGTAAACATACACCTGCACTCGGTGTAATTAATCACAACCCACTCAATTCATTCTCGAGTTCCTTCATTATTTTCTCAATCTCCTGCTGAGTCATATACTCATCGCTGATTTCAGTAAAGAATCCTTCAAGTGAAAATCCTTTTACATCACCTTGCTTGATGGATTGCCACACCTCATCATTATCTATCTTCATACCAATGCACCAAGTTCCCTCAGGGAAAGAGAATCCAAAGTTTTGTGACTTATCGTGCGCTCCTTCCACTATCCAAGACTCCACAACCGTACATCCCACAACTGGTATTTGATGCTCTAAATTAGAGTTGTGATGCATATTCCTTTTGAGATATTCTTGCGCAATCTTGTTGATTGTTTCTTTGGAATATTTGCAATAGTACTCACGTTGCATACTATCAACTCGGTATATCAATTGCTCGGGAATCATCACCGCACCATAGACCATCTTGCGCTCACCTTCCTCAATTGCTGCTTGTTGCACTTTGCGAGTTTTGGATAATGCGACAAAGTCCACCTCAATTGCAGGATTTTCAACAAGGCTCATAGCGTGAACACCTAAATAACCGCTATCGTCTATCGTGTATTCGATGACTTTGATTTCTTCTTCTTTCATATTTACTTAATTAATTTTGATTGGTCTATAATTTTTTGTTGTGCATCTTGTGCGCTCGTTACATTAGTAGCTAAAACGTAGCTTTGGATCGGTTGTGCGCCAGTCTTTTTATTATTAATGAATGACAAATCCAAGGAAGGAGCAGAAGTAGAACCGCCACCCATACCACCTCCACCACCAAGACCACCGCCACCTCCACCACCTCCAGCAGATGGGGTAGTTGATGAACTTGGATTAAATTTAGTAGCTGATATTTTAGCAATTTTGGCAAGACCTGCTGTAACTGCTATTCCTGCCATCAATGCAGGATAACCTGGAAAGGCAATTGAAATAGGTGATTTTGACGCAGTTGTAAATGCAGCAGTAGCACCTTCATAAGTACTAATTGTAGCCTGAGCAATACCCAACGCTTTGTTTATTTGAAAAGATTTCTTTGCATTAATCAATCCAAAATCAGACATCGCACTGGCCAAGTCCATGAGACCGCCAATTGTTTGAGATGCAATTTGTAATCGTGCATTTTTTAATGCGACTTCACCTTCTAAAATTGTTTGTCTTTTCTTTTCTTCTATTGCGAGTTCCATCGCAGCACGTGACTTAGCCAAGTCTTCACTCATCTTAGATAAGTCAAGACCAGTTTTTCTTTCAGATTCTAACGTTGCAAGACCTTTTGATTTTATGTGTTCAATAGCACCAACCGCAGATTCCCTTTCTTTCTCTTGTGTCTTTATTTTTTCCTTGACATTTGTTTCTTGTTTTTTAGCTAAATCACTTTCCTTCTTATTCAATTCAAGAATCTGCACTTCATATTCAAGAATTTTGTTCTTTAATTCATCAATATTTTTTTTCTGCTCATCTACTTTTTCTTTACTTGCAATGAATCCAAATGCTTCCCCTGCTTTCTCAATGGCCATACCTATCAAGGCTTGACCACCCAACATATAATTAGCAGTTCTTTGAGATGATGCCTTAACGCTTGCCTCTTGTTCTTCAAGTACTTTCAACTGCGCTTTCATTTCATCCTTTGCCGCTTGCATTGTTTGCGCTATTTTCTTTTTACGCAACTCCATCAAATCCTTTTCGGCTACTCCTAACGCACGTAACTTTCTTTCCTCTAAGTCAAATACCTTTAATGCCTTCTCACTTTCTTCATACGCCTTCTTTGTTGTTTCTGCAAGTTCCCTAGTTTCGCTACTCACATACGGCAATGTCTGACCATATGCATATAACGCAGCACCAACTGCTGCAATAGTACCTGCTATCCACGCAATTGGGTTATTTAATAACGCCTTACCTAAATCAAGAAACGCTGTTCCGAGTCCATTTATACCTGCAGTAACATCAGCAAATTTAACGTCACGAATTGCAGTTGATACTCCATTCATTCCAGTAATGGCAGCACCAAAGTCAAGTGACATCAAACTACCTCCAATCATTCCGAAGGAGTTGTTCAAACGTTCCAACGGATCCCCTGCCAACGTATTAACTGACCTTCCTAAATCACCAACCTTATCGGTTAATGCACCGAGTTCTCTTTGTACCTTATTAAATTCCGCCGTGCCTTCTGGAAGTCTTGCTAACTCCTCACGTAATTGACGCATTTGCGCCCTTAACGATTGCGTCTTTTCGGTTGCGTTCCCTTGTAATTCAAACTCAACTACAACTTTATTATTAGCCATTGAAAATCATTTTAATTAGTTCGTAAGTACCCCATAATAAAGTAGCAACTATGGCCAAATTGATACAACCAGTCACCACTTTTGGTAATTTATTTTGGTAGCTTTTTGCATTTGATTTGATGCCCATCTTTTGCATCTCGCAAATATTCTTAAATGTCTGCTGTGGATTATTCATAGTGATATTGATTATAAATTATTTGACCTCCAATAAAGATATTATTCTCGGGATAAGTTGAATTCTTTAACAACAACTGAGGTGCGAAAGTTAACCCCGAAATGTCCACACCCAATTCAAAGTTTCCGCTAATCGTTTCAAGATTTTCACTCACAATAATGGCATCTTTCACGGATAGAACTCCTGCGGATGAAGTCATCTGAATGTTGAACTCTACCACTCCATTGCCATCTATCCCTGCGCTTATTTGTCCAATGGTCAACATCAACTTCATATACCATACGCAATCGTCAGGCATAGTGATATAAAGACCTCTATCGGTTGTCATTGTGATTGGTGTGGTGTTATTTGTCCAATCTCCAAATCCACGCACTTGAATGATTCCACTTTGATATTCACCTGCATACGTTCCACCACTACCAATGGTCACACCTTCATTGATTGACTTAGCCGAAGTTCCCAACACGGTAACTGAGCCAATGCCATCGTTTACATAATTTCTATCCCCACTCACAAATGAGCCGTTATTGTCAGCACCTAAATAACTTGTGTCGCTTATTACAATAGACCTATCGTTGTTCTCTTTTACAACTGCGTTATCTACTTGAATGAGTGCGTTTTTAGTGTTATTGACATTCGATGTCACTTTGCTTGGATCATCCTTAATCGATTCTTGCTCACCACCCGAACCTTTGCCATCTCGCAGGATAGCATAACATTCTGAATTCACCCAATAGTAACCATACTTATCACAACACGCTTCCGTTGCCGTTGCAGGATTATTTTCAGCGTCAAGAAATGGCACACTACCATCTACATTTATTGTCGCACCGGGATGGAGTAGGCAGTCGGGAACGGCACTCACTATCTTAATGAGTTTCACCTTAACTGTATCTTGCATACCTACCACGTAATCGCTGATTTCTAAAATGCGATAGTAAGAATCTTTGATGTATATTTTATCATTGAACTTGAACTGATAAATATCTGCAAATTCGAGCGCAAAGAATGCCTCAATGATACGTGCATCAGGTGCGTAAATATCAGATATATAATCGTTCCAATATCTTTGATAAAGTGTTTTATATGGTGTTGATTCGATGGGGTGCAAAGGTATCTCTTGACCAAAATTCAAATCTTCATCAGCAATAGTTGGAATGGCTGTGGTGTAATGACTGAATAAATTAAAAGATTCAGCAGATACTTCTGGTATTGTTTCCTTAAATAAATTTATATCCGCAGTTGAATCAGTTTTATACAAGATTTTTACCCCTGCATTAACGTACTGACCGCTGTTGCTTATAAATTTGGGGATAGGTATATCCGTTCCTTTTACTAATGCGTTTGGATTAGCACTAAAAAATAATTCAGTCTTTTGTTCTTTGGTAGCAAAGTCATTTTCGGGGTCAATTAATAACAACCTACCATATACACGATTTCCTTGTGAGTTGTATAAGCTATTGAGATAGTCAGTTGATGACTTGTATGTCCACGTATTTTCCTTTGATTGATAATCAGCAGTTGAAGTAAGTGTGATGTCCTTTGACAAGTCTATCTTATTACTCCAATCCTTTGCAACTCCTTGCGATAGATATTCTTGAATTGGTATAAATGACAATAACTTTGGATTGATATCGTCAGCAATTACAACCAAATTAAACATCTTGAAAAGTGATGACATGAATTCACTACACTTCATTACAGGTGCATTGGCCGCCCAGTCTATTGGATTTCCAAATAGTGGTTTAGTTACACTCGTTGAAAAGAATGAGCTGTTGAAAGCAGCACTACTTGAATTGCGCAAAGTGATGTTGCCACTATACGATTGAATACCTGCAACCCCCGTAAATAATACGGGTTGAATTGTCGCACCTGCGGGTACATAGTTGTCATCTACTACAAATGCATCATATGAATTAGTCGCCGAAGCTATCTTAACTGTATTCAATTCATAACTGCCAGTTGCAGGATTGAAAAAGTAAAATGCAGACGAACTTGGATAGATACTTTTTTGCCCCAAATAAGTGCGCATTAACCCAATCGAAAAAACATAACTGCCATTTAACGCAGTATCTATTTCACACGCTAAATTTGATTGCAATAAATAACGTGCGTTGATGGGTGCTGTATATACGTTGCCCGTTACGTTGTTGCCATAGTCAGTAACCTCTGTCATTGATGGCAAAGGTGCTACGTATAACGTCTGTCCATTGTCCATAACTGTTGAAACGAAATCAGCACCTTGAATTGTCTGTCCTTCAATACCACCTTGCAACTTGAATTTCGCAGTTTCAGGATTGCCAGTAGTTTGAATGTACCCTGCCTCACCACTCCACGGAATCCACATCTTATCAAGTTGCTCTACCAATGTAGCACTATCAATATCGTTAAATTGAAATCCACTCAATGCAAAAATCTTGTCGAATATGTAACGTGTAGAAATGAATGGCGTTAACTCACCCACCTTTGGCGCAATGGATTGGTCTGTGCTGTAAATACTTCTCGTGCCAGTTTCGTTTATTTGCCCAACCCAATTTTGTCCCCTATCTGCAAACCCCAAATAAACATCAGTTGTACTATTGAACAACGAAAGATTTGTATAATTCAATTCGTTATTATAGTCAATTTGCAATTCACTACCTATGTAGTTTTTGAAGTCAGCATCTCCAATTGTTTTGAAGAAATCAACCGTGTTGCCAAAGAACACTATCTCCAAATCACTTACCTCACCATTGCTTGTGTAGGCAGCTTTGAATTGAACGTAACCTTCTATGATTGGAATGGTATCAACTGTGATGGATGCATTGATTTTACGCTTTGGATTGAATCCACTAAACTGAAATGTGTTTTCCTGAATGAATCCAAAAATACTTGCGTTCGTTGGGGTAAATGGTATGCGAAAAGTACGTGAATAATTACCACGTGGCGCAAGGTCTTTGATGTCATTGAATGACCAATTGAGTGAAATGTTTTCATTCTCATATAGATCAACCAATACCGGTACTTGATTATCTTGCGTGTATAAAATTAGTGCTGTTTCCATTTGTTATATTTAAGGACAATTACCAAATCCAACTGTTACATAAATGTTTCCGCTTACCGTTGCACCACCAGTCCAAGTTGGTAAGGTCAATCTAAAATAATTACCTGCAGTTGTGGGATGAGTTCCCCAAATAGCGTTAGTAGTTATTGGTGTGCCTGATGTTTGTAAGCCTTGTAAAGGAATTATTGCACCTCCTCCGGTGCTTGTATTGCCCAATGCCAATGAGCCTGCAAATACATAAGTAGAAGGAGCGTTAAATGTATAGCTTATACTTATATAATAAGTTTGACCCGCGATTGGTGTACCACCTAACAAATCATTGACTCCAATATTTATATACCTTCCACTTGTCGCATTGGTTACAACTATATTAGCCGCATTACCAAAGTTACTACCAACGGTTAAAGTTGATGAGCCTCCAGTCTTTGTAAATACAGTAAAGAATTCACACGGATCAGGCTCGGGTATTGGATAATTAGTGGCAGTAATATTCACCGTGTCGTACTCGTTCGCTAATTGCAATCTCAAAGTCTGATTATACTTTTTGGAATTACGTTCTCTTTTCATTAAGTAGTTAGTGTCCTCAACAACAACTGGCAAAATGTTGAAACCATCAACGTTGTCATCTACCATCCAAACGGATTTAGAGTAGAACAAATCCTTCATCCATTTGTACTCCGATTCCGTTATCCAATCACTTGTCAAGTTGATGAATGTTTTAGTGATAGGTTCTCTTTCATTGAGTGACCTTGAATAGTTTTTGGTATCAAATGGAGTGGTTACATCCGCTGTGTTATAGTTGCCTAAGTAAGTCTTGTATCGTTTCTTTTCAACGTCAATAGACCTTTCATTTTTCTTGATGAAAGAGTAGCTATCCCATCCACCTAATTGATTAAGCCAATACACGTGAACTGGATTGTACTTGCAATCCTCATCTATATAAAATCCGTATTTGGCAGTCACTTCAACATCACTAATATCAACCCCTACGATTGTCCAAAATTGCGTATCGTCAGCTTGTCCTTGTGTTATGTATGAACCTTCAACTAAATTTTTAAGACCTGCAGGAATGTGCAATAAACCACCATCAATAAATTGCATTGCAATATCAAAGGTGGTTATTTGGGTATAGGCATCATTCCACAACACATATCTAAAATTAGTTATTGTATTAAATGGATAATTACCATTGATAAAAGTACCATCATCTGCTATCCAACTAAGTATCTTATATGCGCTATCTTGCGCACCTAAAACATTTGACCTTGATATGCGTTGCCAATTGATAACTTGCGATTGTAATGAGGATGGAATATCAATTCGAGTAGCAACCGTTTCAGCGTTGAATCCAATCGTGTTGTCGTAGCATTGGCTAAGTGCAATGGGTAAAGTCTCATTCGAACCCATAACTAAAAAGTTACTTTTGCCCTTGCCATACACGCACATCAATCGGTAATTAACAACTACTGAAATATCCTCAGTGAACACCCCTGCGACATCGTACCCCTCATATAAATTAATTCTAAAATTATTAACTAAATTTTCATTCATTACAACCGCATCAGCTATCTGCAAAAGAACATCATCACTATTTGGTATAGTTATGTCAGTTGATACAAGTTGGTTAAAGATGGTCTTTGCATTGAATACACCACTACCCACCGCGTTGGGTGCTACGTAAAATTTGTATGAAACTGATAACGGATCTTCTATCTCAACTATGTATTTAAATCCAGTGTTAGCGAAGTTACTTGAAGTCATCGTAAATGCGACATCGTTATTGCTGTAACACATTCCCTTGAATGCATCTGTGCCTTGCGCCGATAGTCCCGTTATTGCCGTTGTATATGCCATATTATATTTTTATTGTACCCCTAATATTTTCTTCTATTGCAATTGCAACTTCTCTTTTTAACACCTCCATAAATCGGTCATTAAAATCAACCAAAGTTTCATTGACCGCATCTCTATAATAAAAGAGTGGAGGTATTCCCCTTCTACCAATCGACATACTGATATTGTATGCAATTGCCTCCATTGCGTTTTCCCTTGCCTTTGGAGTAGCAAACTTTTTGAATGAGCCATTCTCATTGCGTGGTGAAATCTTTTTGATTTTCATCCATTGCAAGATTGCATCCGTTGGAGGTCTGCGCCCTGGCTTCCTTCCTTCCTCTACATAGTACGCATACTTTTCCGCTTCACCCTTCGCAAAGAAATCAATGCGCTTGTATTTGTTGTCGTATCGGAAAGCTAACGACTTGCGTAACGTATCGGATGCAACTGCTCTCCTTTTCTTTCCATTCACCGTTCTATACACACCAAGATTGAGCATTGCCTTTTCGACAACCTCTTGACCAAATTCCTGCATCAATTGTGTAAGTGGATTATTAGCCATTTGTAAAAATTAAGAATGCCGTGTTACTATCTGCTATAAGTAGGTCAACAAATGCATCAATGCCTTTCATCTCCAATGCGTTTCTGAAATCAATATAATTGTCAGACATATCCCACCCAAAGAAAATGTTTTGATCAATGACGTGCAAGATTTGCAACTCACCTTTGTTAGTTATTGTGTACCTCATATTTCTGCCGTTACTGATACCGCTACAATTGTTCCGCTAATTGCTAATGCGTTGTTAGTTATCTTGTATTCCAAAATCCCTTGCGCAGGCACGCTCAATGAACCTGATGTGTTTTGATACACACCAGTTGCACTACCTGCCGCTATCGTCAAAGTGTAGGCAGTATCGACAATGTTTAATCTCATCGTAAATACAAGGCTACCCGTTGCAGGTTGTGCGCCTATATAAACCGACCAATTTCTCAACGTGCAAGCTTCAGGCATTACGGTTCTAACTTGGAAAGCTTGGGATGCAATCACCAATCCATTCTTCACGAATCCACCATAACTAGTACCTGCAATTGCCACCGTGCCACCTCCGTGATTGCCTATTAAAAATGTTTTTGATATTGGAGTTGTGTTTTGCCAAAGTGAAGTTGTTGAATTATATGTCAACGTCTGCCCATTTGTAGGAGATGTAATTTCTACACCGTGAAGTTCATTTAATTCATATCCATTTTGAATAGCCAAAACCACCCTGCCTAAAGTTGGATGAACCCTTGCCACATAACCAATAAAGACACTATGGTTAGGTTCTGCAGGAGGTGTATTTGCTACAACTCCACCTGCAGTTGTTGCAGATAGCCATAGCATATCCCCTGCCGTAAATGCGCTTGTATCTAAATCGTGAAGAGTTCCATTAACTGCTATTTGTCCATCTGTATTATTTGGAATATCAGCTATGACCATTCCAATTGTTTTGGATGATGTAGCTTCAGTATTCGCTTGAGCTAAAACTGCGTTTGGTCTATTGCCAGTTGCACCACTCAAATATACTATTTGACCTTTTGTAAGTGTACTACCCGTTGAATTACGTACAACTATTTGAATGCGCTCAGCACTATCTACCACCCCATCAACATCAGTATCATAAGTGGAAGTCAGCATATCACCAACAGTCCACGTTCTATCTACTGAAAGGTCTTGTGTTGTTCCATTAATGGTAATGTTTCGAGTGGTAGGCACACCACCACCTCCCCCTGGTATTGTTTTCCAAGTGTTGTCCCCTGCGAGATAATCAGTAGAGGATGCAGGATCGTTGGTTGTGTATTGTAACTTTTTCATTAATCTCCAATATAAGGAATGTCACAAGCGTTCCATTCGTAATCCACTGTGATATCAATTGACAATTGCACTCCAGTTAACACGTGGCTGAATTCCTCAATGAATGGTTGCGCTGAAATTGGTTTGCCCAATACAACCGACTCATCGAATA